TGCTATAGTAGATGCTATCCCTATGGTGCCAGATCGGTTGTCATACAGTGAAATGTATTTTGATACATTTAAATATCCTAGTAAGTGGACTGAAAACTATGACACCTACACTGCCTACAGGCCTGATCTATGTCGTGCTATTATATCACATATGGACAATTACAAAACTAGATTGCCTATGTTGAAAAAACAAACGGAGACTCTACATGAGCAATTTTTCTCAGCCAACAATCTCATCAATAGATTTACCAAGCACTAAGTCTATAGACGATATATTAAAAGATTGCATGACCATTGCCAGTAGTGCATCTAGCGATACTATCACTATCACCCCCGGCGACATGTCATATAACTATACTACGGCCGGGACCCTTAGTGGCAATACTATAACATTTTCAGGTGCTGGCGCACAGCCAACATATTATACAGGGTCAAGTGGAATTTCAACTATTACATTAAACGGAATAGATGCTAGTAGTTACTCTTTTAACTTACCAGAAGAATGGGTTGAAGCATTTCCGGACTGGCATAGAGTTGAAGATATGTGTAAAAAGTATCCGGGTTTAGAAATAGCCTTTAGAAATTTTCAAACTGTTTATCAATTAGTAAAGGATGATTATGATAATCCAGTTCCTAAAAAATAAATTTTTTAATTTGTTAGAACGCAATGATCGTAAAAGAATTATTATGGACCGTGTGGACAACGAACCGTACCTTGAACGGTACTATGTTTTCCTTAAGGACAGAACATGGTTTCCATTTAATGTGTTTCTACACAAGTTTCTTAAGTCAGACCCCGATGATGTGCATGATCATCCATGGCCTTACGCTACTCTGATATTAAAAGGTGGATACTATGAATGGACTCCTGTTTTTGACAGCGTGGGCAAAATGATAGCCGAAACGTGTACTTGGCGTGGTCCAGGCCATTTTCGTACTTCAAGTGCTAACAGTTACCATCGTATTGAACTCGATCCTAGTGTAGACTGCTGGACTATGTTTATGCCAGGTCCGCAAAAGAGAGAGTGGGGATTTCTTGTAAAGAATAAATGGATACCAAATGGCCAATACTTACAACAACGCAAAATCAGCACTTGACACAATACAAAATCTTTATACTACCGGAAGTGGTGGTGGACAGTTTTTAACAAGCGGGTCTAACGGCACGGCATGGTCTAATTCAAATGACACTGTACTCAAGGTTAATCAAAATCCGCCGGAATTAGAAGTTAAAGGTCGGCTAGTACTCAACGGACAAGATTTAGAAGAACGATTAAACACAATTGAAAAAGTCTTGATGATCCCCGAAAGAGATGTTATACTGGAAAAAAGTTATCCGTTACTTAGAAAAAAGTACGATGACTATATTAATACATTAGGTAAGTATAGAACATTTGAAGCAATCAAAGGAGACAAATGAATACAATCACTCGAATCCAATTTTTAGAAGAAACACATAGAATACTAGATGTAGAAGTACAACGATTAGAAAAAATTAGTCCGTTTAATCCAACAATCATTGATCTTAAAAAACAAAAATTAAAAATTAAAGACGATATAGAAAATTTAAAAAACACACAATCAAACAATTGATATGATTACTGATTTAGAAAAGGCATTAAATGAAAAACGAGCACCGTGGACAGAAATTGAATATCGAACAAAAGACTTTTGGATATTCAGAGATGCATATCCAGTTACCCAAGGGCATTTGTTATTTGTGCCTACCCAAGAGTCGAGTAACAATCTCTGGGAGTGCTACAAAGCAGCCTACAAATTCGGATTCGAAGGTGTTGAGTCAGAAAAGTGGGAGGCTTTTAACATCGGCCAGAATGTTGGAGAAGCAGCAGGTCAAACTGTGATGTATCCCCATGTTCATATGATCCCTAGACGCAATGGAGACATGGAGGATCCACGTGGCGGAGTACGTCATGTTATACCAGAAAAAGGAAACTATAAAAATGCAAGTAAGAGTTAAAGAAAATACAGACGAAGTTGGCAAGTGTGGCTGTGGCCGTAGTCCTACAGGCAAGTGCTGTGGATGGCACGGACTTACTGAAGAACAATTTCAAGAACGTCTTGAAAAATATCAAACTGGTCAACAAGACCTCGGCGGCAAAGACATATAATGAATACCAACGATCATGAAATTGTAGTGGCGTGGCACAATCAAGGTACCGTGTGGTGGAATGAAACTTGTGCCATGGTATTAGAAGTGTTTGGGTTGCCCGGACAAAGGTTTGTATATAAACCTTTTGAAGATTTCATGACGTTTACATTTAAATCAAAAAAAGACGCAGACCTGTGTCGTATACTGCTAAGTGAACGATTATGACAAAGATAGGTATTGTAGGATTAGGATTTGTTGGCGAGGCTGTGCGCTGTGCTTACGAAACTTTGTTTACTAGTGTTATAGTAGTTGACGTTGATCCATCTAAATCTACAGGAACTTATGCAGATCTACACGACTGTGATGCTGTATTTGTATGCGTACCTAGTCCCTCAAAAGAAACTGGTGAGTGCGATACTAGTATCTTAAATTCTGTGCTGTTCATGTTACGTGATTATAAAAATGTAATCATCAGCAAGACTACTGCACCTCCACAGTTTTACGAAAAGATGCAGACAGTCTATCCTAATCTAGTACACATACCCGAGTTCTTAACAGCCGCTAATGCTAAAGAAGATTATCTCAAAGAAATTAATGCTATTATAGGTGGTAAGATCGCTGCCTATAGAAACGAAGCAGAACGCATTATTAAATTTGTACAACCCATAACAATGGTAGAACATTGTTCAATAGGTGAGGCTGCATTTGTCAAATATGCAACCAACTCATATCTAGCCACCAAAGTAGTGTTTATGAATGAGATGAGTGAGTTAGCAGTAGCACACGGGTACCGTTGGGATGCTATTAGAATGTATCTAGCAGAAGACAACCGTATCGGACTAAGTCACATGCAAGTGCCCGGTCCAGACGGATATTATGGATTTGGTGGTATGTGCTTTCCAAAAGACACTACCGCTTGGGTAAAGTATGCAGGTAAACTAGGCGTACAATTGAGCGTATTGAAGTCTGCAATAAAGAAAAATGTCCTATTACGGTTGCAAAAACCTAAATAATCTAGTACAATGTACAATAGTCATCCACGACAATAACTCGGAGAACAACAATTGACAAATAAAGAAACAGGCCTGGACGCAATGGCAGGCGATGGCGGATATCAAGAAGAAAAGTATCTAGGAAACTATCTTCGTTTTAAAATGAAACGTGAAGGCAAACGCTTTTGGGCTGGTGATAATATCAGTGAATACGTTACAGACAATTTTAAAGAACGTCTTATTGACGAGGCTGCAGAAGCATTTGAAACTGTACTTGATCGTTTGCTTATTGATCGAGAAACAGATCCCAACTCAAAAGGCACAGCCCGAAGGCTTGCTAAGATGTACTTTAATGAAATAATGGCAGGTAGATATGAACAAGCACCCGACGCAACAGCATTTCCAAATGATTCGCAAGATCGTTACGAAGGTATGCTTGTTGTACGTAGTGAGTTGCGCAGTATGTGTAGCCATCATCACCAACCCGTTAGTGGGGTTGCTTATATCGGTATTATTGCTGCTAATAAGCTCATTGGTTTGTCTAAGTATACCCGCATTGCTCAATGGTGCGCCCGTAGAGGCACTCTCCAGGAGGAACTTTGTAACGACATTGCCCGCGAGATTAGCAAAGCAACTGATTCCGAAAACGTAGCAGTCTACGTGCAGGCGGTACATGGATGTTGTGAGAATCGTGGCATTATGGCGCACAGTTCTCTAACACAGACAACTGTATTAAAAGGCACATTCAAAGACGATCCTCATACAAAGAAAGAGTTCTTTGACAATATTAAACTACAACAGGAGTTTGCACCACGATGAAATACATTACCAACAAGTTTGACAGCATCCGCTTGCCAGTTGAAGATGGCTTGTTAGAGTGGTTGCAGGCAAAATACCCTGCATCAAAATATCATATTAAGGAATTATAATGGATAAATTTTTCGAATGGTTTGGTCGTCACCGTAAAACGATTGGCTATGTAGTCGGCGGTGCCAACATAGGGTCAGGTATTGTACAAATTGCCAGTGGAAGTTTTTGGCCAGGCATAGTGTGGTTAGTCTTAGGTGCGGCAATAATTTTAGATACAAGGATGTTCAAATGACTGTATACGTAATTAAACCTCTGGAAAAGAAAAGTATTGTCTACCATGTAGAAATGTATCGTAAGAACCCCGATGACAGCATCAGTTGGTTTAACATTGACGAAACATATCGATGGGGACAAGGATTTGTTGAAAGTGATTTAGATTGCAATCTTCCTTGGCAAGGTGATCACATCGCGTATGCTCGAACAGATTGTGGCTGGGGTTGTGAGTTTGATGATAGTTGTAGTGTTGAATGGGAATTCAGTGATGACATTTCTGAACTTGAACAACAAGAACTCAAAGAACTCTACTATGAAGGTGGTGCTGGTTGGCTCTACGACGGTGAACATGAATGGCAGGAAGAAGATGCCGCAGTGCATATTATTGCACCATATCAAGTTAGCCTATGTGAAGAAGATGGCACGGTTATAGAAGAAAATGTTAAACTAAGATCTCGTCCAGATCCAAGTAGTAAGTGGCCTTTCCCAAATTAAGGAATATTATGAATTCAGTAGACATGGCTAATAATTTAATCTTTAGAGCAAAGAACTTACATGAGTTTACTGTTACCACTGAAGTTCCGGACAATTTTAGATTTAATGGAGAAATTCCATTTGACATGCAGATTACCGATAATTTAATATACGCTAAAGTTTGGGCTGTGGACTTCAACGAGGCTGCAAAAAGATTAGATGAATTTTTAGGAACATGTAAATGAAATGGTTTAAAAAGATGTTATGGCGTTGGACTTACCAAGGCCGTGAGTTAGACGAAGAAAACTGTAAAACGTCATCTAATAGATTGATCAGCAGAGACGACTGTGATGTTGTTAGCGACGACCCTATATTAAACTTTAAAGTGTTTAATGCCGTGGGTGGTAAAGTAGTAGAGTTTAGGCGTTATGATCGTAAAAGTGATCGTAATGATTCTACTACCTATATTATTACCAATGATCAAGACTTCGGTGAACGCATTGCCAAAATTGCCATGATGGAAAATCTAAAATTATGATAGCACAACAGCCGGCACAAGGTTTACTGCTGGTAAACGATTGGGGAACATCCAAAATGTATAAGGCCGTCTGCGAGTGCGGAGATGACGACTGCACACATACCATCGATGTAGAAGCAGACGATACCAGTGTTAATGTTACTATCTATACACGAACACGAACAAACTTTTGGTCTAAGTCTCGTTGGCAACATATTTGGAAACTACTGTTCAACGGATATACAGATTTCGAAACCACTATTGTCATGAATAAACAGGTTGCTTTTAACTATGCTAATGTGTTACAATTAGCAGTTAAAGATGTTGAGGAATTGAGGAATGAAAGAAAAAATTGACGAAGTGATGAACATCCTCAGTGAAGAATGTGCTGAGGTTATACAGGCGGTAAGTAAAATTAATCGATTTGGTATAGACAATTACAAACCAGGTAAATCTAAAACCAACCGACAGCATTTAGAAGAAGAACTAGGCGATCTATTGGCAATGGTGGATATTCTAATTGAATTAGGTGTAGTAACCGAATCATCGTTGCAACAAGCAGAAGTCGCTAAGATTGAAAAACTAAAAAAGTGGTCAAACATATATGAGCAAAATTAAAATCGCAGAGTTGTTCTACTCTATACAAGGAGAAGGACGTTACATGGGTGTCCCGAGTGTGTTTCTTCGCACCTTCGGTTGTAACTTTAAGTGTGCAGGCTTTGGTATGCCACGTGGCGAATCTAGCCACGAAGCAACAGATATTGCCGCAACACATACAATGATTACGCCGTTTACAAAATATGAAGACTTACCTCTAGTAAGTACAGGCTGTGACAGTTATGCTAGTTGGCATCCTGACTTTAAAGACCTGAGTCCAATGCTAGAAAGTAATGCCATTGTAAATCGTATTATGGAAATTATTCCTCATAACGAGTGGAAGGATGAGCACTTGGTTATCACAGGCGGCGAACCTTTGCTAGGATGGCAACGTGCTTACCCAGATTTACTAAGTCATCCTAGCATGGGTAAACTTAAAGAAATTACTTTTGAAACAAATGGTACTCAGAAACTAACTCCAGAATTTAAATTATTCTTAAAGCAGTGGGCGCAGAATCCTCCATTTACTAGCCGAGAAGTTACATTCTCCGTAAGTGCTAAACTACCATGCAGTGGTGAGAAGTGGGAGGAAGCAATTCTTCCAGAAGTAGTTTGTGAGTATGAAGAAGTTGGCACAGCATATCTAAAGTTTGTTATTGCTACAGAACAAGACTTTGCCGATGCCGAACGTGCTACTACTGCATTTCGAAAAGCAGGATTCACAGGGCATGTTTATCTAATGCCAGTTGGTGGAGTAGAAAGCGTTTACGCATTAAACAATCGTGCGGTGGCGGATATAGCAATGAAGGCAGGCTTGCGTTATAGCGATCGATTGCAAGTGCCGTTGTTTAAAAACGAGTGGGGTACATAATGATTAAACAATTTTTTAAAAAGATTACAGGTATTCAAGCAATTGAAGACTTGCGAAAAGAAGCAGAAACTGCCGCTGTCGAAGCAGTTAAAGCGGCGGCAATGGCCAAGGCAGAATCAGATGCTGCCATTGCCGCATCAATTGCAGAAACACTTCGTGTAAAAAAAGAAGAGGAGCAAGCGAAACTTAGCCCAAAAGATCGTGCCACTGCCCAAGGGATTCCTTATGTAGCTGTTTTAGATACTCACGTTAACAAAGACAACATCCGAAACGGGTTTTTTGAACTTGATTGGAACAGTTTTTTTATTCAAGAGTTAATCAAGGTAGGGTATGGCACTGAGGCAAATCCCGAAGAAGAAACAGTGGATAGGTGGTTTAAAGATCTCGCTAGAAATATTCTATCCGAAGATGGATACGGGGATAATTCTGCAGGCAGTATAAATGTTGTTAATATTAACGATGGAAGAAAATGATTGTAGATTATACCGACATTGTTAAAAAATATGATTTTTCCTCTGTAATTTTTCAAGATGAGATTGATCAAACTTGCAACATAGTAAAAGAAATAATCGACAGTGGAAATTATTTTGAAAACAGTCCCAAATATCAAACCAAAGAAAATTTGTTTGCTCGAAACGAATCAGTTTGGTTAAAGTATAGAATGAGTTTTATGTTTGCTTGTTTTATGTATTTGGGCAAAGAGGTCAGTATTAAAGGAATAAATTGCTGGAGTTTTATGACCAGTCATGATGCCAATCAAGATCGATATCAATTATGGCATCATCATCATCACGACTTGACAACAGCAAAGATATCAGGTATAATGTATTTAAATATCCCCAAAGATATTGATACGTTTGATACTAGCGGCACTGAGTTTAGTATAGGACATCCAGAAAAAGATCCTACGTTTTTTATTAAACCAGAATACTTTTCTTGGATGATATATCCTAGTAATCTTTGGCATAGGCCCGGACCATGCCCTAGTGTTCAGAATCGATTCGTTCTTGCAGCAGATATGGAATACCAATGACTTTTATCCTTGTAGATACAGCAAATACATTTTTTCGTGCTAGACACGTAATTAAAGGTGACGCAGATACCAAATTAGGTATGGCCATGCACATTACATTAAACGCTATTAAAAAAGCATGGCAAGATTTTGATGGCGCTCATGTGGTGTTCTGCCTCGAAGGTCGCAGTTGGCGGAAGGATCATTATGCTCCGTACAAACGTAATCGTCAAGTCACACGAGCAGCCATGACTCAGAAAGAACAAGAAGAAGACAAACTCTTCTGGGAAACATTTGACAAATTTAAAGAGTTCATCAGTACCAAGACTAACTGTACTGTGTTGCAACATCCACAATTAGAAGCAGACGATCTAATTGCTGGATTCATACAATCACACCCCGATGCCGACCATGTTATTATCTCAACCGACAGCGACTTCGTGCAATTGATTGCGCCCAATGTTAAGCAATATAATGGTGTTGCAGAAACGTTGACTACGCACACTGGTATATTTGACAAAAAAGGTCGGCTGGTTGTAGATTCCAAGACTAAACAACCCAAGTCTATACCCGATCCAGAATGGCTGCTATTTGAAAAATGTATTCGCGGTGACACCAGTGACAATGTGTTTAGTGCATACCCCGGAGTGCGTAAAACCAAAATGAAAGAAGCATTCGAAGATCGTAACAGCAAAGGATTTGCGTGGAACAATCTCATGTTGCAACGTTGGGTGGACCACGAAGGCAAAGAACACAAAGTTTTAGATGACTACAACCGTAATGTACAACTTATTGATTTATCTGCACAGCCAACAGCAATCAAGACTATAATTAAAGAAACTATAGATATACAGACAACAGATCCAAAAAATGTAGATCAAGTAGGAATTAGATTGTTAAAATTTTGTAATCTGTTTGATTTGCAACGTGTTGCAGACAACATTCAGCAGTATGCGCAACCTTTTCAAGCAAAATATGTATCAGACAA